TCCTCATTCTGTAGGGTTTCCGTTGTCTTGATGATGCCGCCATCGGTGGTCTCAATGACCTCCGGCAACGCAATCAGAATCTTCCAGCCGCAAGGCGTGGGAAGCTGGCGCGCCGTCTTCGGCTCAATGCCGATATCGGGAGCGTCAGGCTCTTCGCCCTTTACCAGTTCCATATTTCTCTCCAACAACGATGAGGGGGCATCGCAGAACCCTGCGCCCAAGGGGGCGTTATGCAGCTTCGATCCTTTCAACAAGATCAAGCAGTTCGCGTTCGGCCCACGCAAGTCCCTCGATGACGCCCACCTCGTGGCGATAGTCGGGGAAATTACTGGCCGATCCGGTAACAAGGTTGTCGGTCACCTCGTTCATGCGCTCGCGTATTAACTTGCGCAGGTATTGCGCAGCGTTCAGGTCAAGAGGGCCATCCATCAATTAGTCCTCGTCCTTTTTCTTATCATCATCGAACACGATCTCGGCAATCTTCTCACCCAGTCGTGCTCCTTCGAGACGCTGATTGGCAGACACTTTGCGGTCTTCCAGCGCCTCCTTGGCTTGTTCTTTGGCCACGTCGGCCCCAATGCGCGCACCAGCAATCCGTTCTTGGGTTGCCATCCGCTCGCGATCGATCTTGGCTCTTTCTTCCGCCTTGGCCAGATCGGCGGCCACCTTGGTAGCATTCTCTTCGGCCTTGCGGTAAACCTCGGCTTCCTTGATTTTTAGCTCTTTCTCCTGCATCTGCACCACCGGGTCTTCCATGCGTTCCTGAATTTCCTTCTGCTGCATCTCGGCCTGATCCTTACCAAGCACTCGTCCGGCAGCTTCAGCCACCAGCTTAGAGAGACGCAGTTCGATGTCTTCCGGTATCGGTTCGCCCAACGGCGGCAGCTGCACACCCAGTTCTTCTTCGATTTCGCGACGGTACTGGAGTGCTAAATGTTCGGTGATGTGATCGGCAAAGGCTCCCTCGATCGCTTGCGCACGCGGCGAGTTGGCCAGCATTTCCCCAATCTTCGGGTCCTGCGCCGCCGATATATGCACCTGAATATGCGCCTCCTGATCCTGATACGGGTAAGCGCGTACCGGATGGCCGTTGAACATATTCATGTTTTCGGTGACCGGATCGAGCGGCGGTACATCTTCCTGTGGCGGCACGATGTCATCGACGTTCTCAATACCTAGAACATCGAGCATCTGCCGGTGCAGTTCGCTCATGTTGTAGATATCGGGCGCCGTCGAAGACAGCTGCAAGGCCGCCTGATACTGCATGATGCGCTGTGCCATGGTGCTGGCGTTCGGGTTTGAGACGGGGATGACATCTACGCGCTCATCGAAGTCGGTGCCCTTGGCTCTTTCCTCACCCGGCTCCAGTTCAAATTCGTATTCCACCGGTCCCATGTCGCGCACCACGTTGGTGAGCACCCGGAACTCGCGGCGCATGGCCGCATGCAGACGTGCCTGAATCGCCGACATGACTTTCATGTTGCGTTCCAAGAGTGCCAGCGTGGTCCCCACCGGGGCCTCGGTGTTCATGTCTGCCGCTTTGACATCGGCGATGGAGGCGAACCGGCGCCCCTCTTCGACGATGTTGCCCAGTAATTCCGCTAGGACCGTGCTCGGTTCTTTGTACGGCAGGAAAGTAATGTTGTCGCGGATGGTGCCCCCGGGCACGTCCACGTCCCTGAACTCCCCGGGCATGATGGGCGAGTCATCGCCCTTGATGCGCAACCCCCGGGCTTTCAAACCGCCCGGTAAATTCGATAAGGTCCCGGCATCCACCAGTTGTCGCAACAGGCTGGTAGCGCTGCGGGTAATCCCACCAATCAAATGAATCAGGCCAAAGCCATAAAAGCCCAGACCCGGTAGATATTCGTAATGCACGAAGTGCTGACGCGGCATGTGGTTGGGATCGTCCTCATACCAGTTGCGATACACCGACAACACCTCGGTCGAGGTCAGGTCGATGGTGATCACATACGGCAAGGCGATGCCGGTGTCTTCGCCATCCTCGCCTACCTCCTCGTAACCGGGAAGATCGACGTAAACGTGCATCTCCAACAGGGTATGGCGGTTGTCCCAGTCGTAATCGGGCCGATCGCCCGTCAATTCGTCGTATTTGCGCTGAATTTGGTTCAGATCGATGCCCGGAGTGGGCAATTCGATGTCCCGATAGAAGCCAGCGACCTGTAATTTGCGCACTTCGTTGGACGTACGCTTCATCACCTGCGTAATACGGGACGCAGTTAGCAAATCGGTGGCCCCATACGACACCACCATGTCCTCAGCGGGAACAAACACAGCACAAGGGCGTCCCATGCTCACATCCCAGTAGATTTTCCTGAATGCCGACCCTGCCAGCGGCAAACTGAACAGTAATTTCTCTGTTTCTCCCCGATATTCGATCATTCGCTCGGTGAGAAGGTAATTCATGTGTTCTTTGACGCGATTAGCCTGTTCTTCCTTCTCCTCGGTGATTTTTCCGAGGATTTGCGTCTTGACCGGCCCCGAAGCGGGGAAAATCTCGGAAATAGCCTGTGATTGGAAGCGTACCACCGCCTCAGTGAGCAGTGGATGGTGCACACCGCATGCTCCGGGCCATGGTTCGGTGCGTTCTTCGATCTTCAGGCCCAATAAGTCGAGACCTTTGCGGTATGCCTCCTCCCAATCACCCCTGGAATCCTTGTCACCGTTGTATTGCGACACCAATTCCTTCGCTAAGGACGATAATTCATTCTCATCGATGCTATCGGCAAGGTTGGCACCGAAACTTTGGTCCGGTTCCTCCATTCCGCCAGTAAAATCGATGAGCATGCCACCATCTTCGGTCTCAATCGAAACCGCTTCCGGGTCCTCGATCACAATCTCGACGTCTTCTTCGCGTAATTCCCCGATCGGGTTGCCTAATTGACGATCAATCGCCATGCACGGGACCACTTACCGGTGTTTTCTTGTCCTCAATGGGAACATCAATGGTGGTGTAGGCCTCATCCACGTCGGGCGTCGACTCATCGTCACCCAAAAAGCGCCCCTGCTCATCGCGAGCACGCACTTCGACCTCTTTCACGCCCTTGAATACGCGCTTAAACCACGTTCTGAACGCCATCGTCTGTTCTCCTAGTAGTAGGCGGCCTTTCTTTGATAGATCGGCACATCCTCTTCATCGGTATGCAGGGGAATGAATCCCCCTTGTCGGAATCGCAACAACGCTTGGGTGCTGGAATCCACTAAATCATCGTGATCGCCTGTCGGGAAGGAGGCAAACTCCTCAATAACCTGCTCCGAAAAGCGTTTCTTCGGTGCCCATACGGTACCCGAAGCAAATAAATCAGCCACCGCATTGACCCGGGCGACCTTATCGTTGCCGCGTGATGGGGTGAAGTCCTGAACCGGAATCCCCATGCGACGTAATTCAAATATCAGCGGGCTGCCTGCAGCCTTCGCCTCGACGATGAAAGCATCGGGCTTCCATTCCCGCCAAGTATCGTAGGCTCTCAACTTCAGCTCAGGAAACTCCATCCGTTCTTTGAACGCATGCAGCAACATCAGCTGGGGTTGGGCGTAACCATCGGTGCCGACGCTGTACCAGACACCCCATGTGGTGCAGGCGGAGAAGTCGGCGCGCTCGCTCTTCAGGAACGCGGTATCCCATGACTGAATAATAAATTCACACTTAGGCGGCTGCTCTTCTTCCCAGACTTTCCACCACTCGCGTTTGACCAAGGCGCCTTCTTCGGCGGCTGGGTCTTGTTGATACTGGGCCGACCACTTCGACACCGGCAATTCGGCCCGAAGCTTCTCTAATTCTTCAATGCGCCAGAACTCAGGCCAAAGGGCGCGCCCGGAATCCATGATGGCGGGAAACTCAATGACCTCCCACTCATCCGCGCCATCGCGCTCGATAGCCGACTTTAAGATGGCACCGGTCAAATCACGCTTATGCCAGCGCGTCATGACAATGACAATGGCCCCACCCGGCTGTAACCGTTGCCGTGGGCCGGACGTGTACCACTCATAGACCCGATCGAATACCGCCGGGTCCAGCGATTGACCTTCCTGCTCCGAGTGCGGGTCATCGATAATTAATAAGTCAGCGCCTTTACCGGTCACGGCTCCGCCGACACCGATAGCAAAGTACTCACCGTTGGCGCTAGTGTTCCAGCGGCCTGCGGCCTTGGAGTCAGCCTGCAATCCCACCCCGGGGAACACCCGCTGGAAATCGGGATCGCCGACAAGGTTCCGCACCTTTCGACCGAAACCCACCGCCAGCTCGGCAGTGTGTGCGGTCTGAATCACTTTCTTCTCGGGCGATAGCCCCAGATACCAAGCGGGTAACAGGTACGAAGCAAATTCACTCTTGGTATGCCGTGGCGGCATGTTGATGATGAGGCGCTTGAGTTCACCGCGCGCCACTCGTTCAAAGGCATCCGCCATCTTGGAATGATGATAGCCCTCGATAAAGGCGGGCCACATCGCTCTCACAAAATCTAAAAAGGAAGCATGCACGGTCTCGCGCTGCTGAGC